GATTACAGGTGCTGATTACAATACACTAATGAGTAAAGATGGTAAGTTAATTGATAAGAGATTATTTGAAAAATGTGTAGAATATTATAAAGAAACAGAAGCTAATGATATAGTTAATGTAATTTATGATGTCTGTACTGTTAATGAAATGTGTGCTACAATTCATTATGAATTATACAGACATAAAAATTCAGATGGAACTTATCCTAATATACTTGTTACAATAGATCACTCAGCTTTATTTAAAAATGACATAGGACAAAAAGACAAATTTGATATGCTAGGTGCATTGGGTGAAGCCTTGACCTATATGAAGAAAAACTATCCCGTAGCATTTGTAGTTCTTAGTCAATTAAATAGAAACATAGATGATTCAAAAAGACAAGTGGAAGCCACTTATGGTAATTATGTATTAGATTCTGATATTTATGGTTCTGATGCTTTATTACAACATGCTGATGTAGTTATTGGTATTAATAAACCTTCTATAAGAAAAATAAAGAAATATGGTCCTGAAAAGTTCCTAATTGAAGATCCGGATACCTTAGTGTTCCACTTCCTGAAGTCACGTAATGGTCTTACAAGAATTAGTTTCTTTAAACTAGATAGAACTACTATGAGAATAGTAGAAATACCAACTCCTGCTAGGGAGACTACACAAAAAATCCAAGTAAATTAATTAATATGAGTAGTAATATAAGAAAAGAAAAAGAAAGAGAGTTCTATATGCAACATATGGATACTTTCAAAGCAATTGGATTAGCTGATCCATTTTTTGCTATTAAAACAGCTTTCTTTAAGAAAGGTAAATTTGGTAGACAATGTCAATTCTTTGAATGGGAACTTAAAAAAGGAGAAGACATTTATATTGAATTTTATGATAATGTTTATGATGATAACTCTAAAATTATAGGAATGACACCTATGAGTGAAGATAGACAATTATTTAAACTTAAATTTAATCCTTTCTATGATGAAGAATATGAGTTAATAGAAAGTTATGACAGCGAAGGTAAAATAGATAAAAAATATCTTATACCTGTAAATGAAATGATGGCTGTATTACCTAGTGGACAAGAAATTAGTTATTCTCTTTATGAAAAAAGAAAAGAAGAAGCTAAACTAGAAGTTCCTCAATTACAAAAATCACTTAGTATTTTTCCAGATTTTGAAGAGGAGTTTGCACCTAAAGTAGAGGCGGAGATTTCTAATGAAGAAATTGCAGATGCACCTTTGTCAGAAATTACTATCAGGGATCTTGCAGCAATTATGTTGATGAAACCTGTTAGTGCTAGACCATGGTTAAATGATTTGATTAAACAAACAAAAAGTGAGATATGAGTATAGTACTTCCAACTAAAAAAGTCAAAGCTGAGAGACAGAATCCTAAAAGAATTGTGATTTATTCAAAGCCAAAGACTGGTAAAACAACTGCATATGCAGGTTTAGAAGACAATCTAATTCTTGATTTAGAGAATGGTTCTGATTATGTAGAAGCATTAAAAGTAAAAATTAGTAGTTTACAAGAGTTATTAGATACTGGTAAAGCAATTAGAGCTGCAGGCAATCCATACAAGTTCATTACTATTGATACTGTAACTGCATTAGAAGATATGATCATGCCACTAGCTATTAAACTATACAAAGCAACCCCTATGGGTAAAAACTTTGATGGTGATACAGTAATTACTCTTCCAAATGGTGCTGGATATTTATATATCCGTCAAGCATTCTTTCAAGTTTTAGATTTTATTGATACCTTAGCACCTACAATCATCCTATCTGGTCATATTAAAGACAAGGTAGTTGATGATAAGGGTGAGATGGTTATGTCTGCTAACATAGACTTAACTGGTAAAATTAAATCTTTAATTTGTGCTAATGCTGATGCAATTGGGTATATGTACCGAAAAGGTAACAAGACTATTTTGTCTTTTAAGACAAATGAAGAAGTCACTTGTGGTGCAAGACCTGAGCACTTACGTAATGAAGAAATAGTAATTACAGAGATGATTGATGGTGTTCTAAAGACATCATGGGAAAAAGTATTTGTTTAATAATTAAAAAGTAAAATAAAATGGCGTTAAGTACAGAAGATCTTGGTACCGGTGGATCCGGCCTACCAAAAACAATTAGTCCAGGTAACCATGTATTAAAAATTAATGGTGTTGAACTAGAAGAATTTAAATTTATTGACAATGCATATCATTTGATACTGCATGTAGAAACTGAACCTATAGAAGGTTTTGAAGGTTTTGCTCTTGATAAAGACAATCCTGATAAAGGACACTTTGCGGGTCAGATAGGTAAAGTTAAAGCTTCTCAGTATGCATTTGCAGATGGTGAAACTAAATCTGGTATTAAAATTCAAAGAGATAGATCTATTTTGATCTTTTTACAAAATCTTTGTAAAACTATGGGAGTTAATGATTGGATGCAAGCTCAACATAACAAACATAATACTATTGAAGATTTTGTAGAAGCATTTAATGCTACTGCACCTATCAAAGATAAATATTTAGAATTCTGTGTTGCTGGTAAAGAATATGTTGGCAAAACAGGTTATACTAATTATGATCTATGGTTACCAAAAGCAGAAAATAGTAAATATGCAATTGCTGAAGTAGAAGCTGGTAAAGTATTAATTTATAATGCTGATAAACATCTTAAGAAACTTGAAGTAAATAATGTACAAAGTTTTGGTGAAGATGATATTGTACCAGGAAAAACAACTTCTTCAGATTTCTCTCTAGACTAATAAGTTAAGGGGGAAATTTTGTAGTTTCCCCCTAATTTTTAAATTTTAGAGTATGATTTCTACAAAAGGTTTAATTTCTGATTTATCAGATATACCTAGAGAATGGGTATTTGAACATTACCTAAAACTAACTGAAAGATTATCAGGTCAAAGTCTTAAAATCAAATCTGTATTTAATGTAAAAGATAAAGTTCCTTCTATGTGTATTTATATAGATAGTAAGGGTCATTATAAATTCAAAGATTTTTCTTCAGGATATGGTGGAGATAATCTAAGTCTTGTAATGCACTTATATAATCTTAATTCAAGAGGAGAAGCTTCTAAAAGAATACTAGATGACTATAATGTTTACATTAGTAATAATACATATGTTTCTATAGACTATAAAC